AAAATGCATGCCGCTTGTGCATTTTATCGTTCTGGATTTGAAACTGCAACCGCAGTTATCGTTGATGGTGCTGGTACACGTATTAATATGGTCTTAGATACGGGAGATGGCCCGGAACAAATAATGACTTGGGAACTTGAAACTATTTTTAATTGCTCATATCCAGATAATTTTAATACATTATATAAACATCAAGGTGGTAATGGACCTTGGCCGGCAGTACATGATAAAGAAATGCTGTCTACTCGTGAAGGAGAAGAAGGATCTCATGAATTAATTCTTGATGATAGTGCTGGTATTGTAAAAGCATATGAAGCAGTAACGGACTATTGCGGATATTCAGGTATCGAAGCAGGAAAGACTATGGGATTGTCTCCATATGGCCAACCAAATGATAATATACCAGATATTTACAGTACTAATAGCGGTGGGTGGACAACATCAGATAGAAATGTTGTCATTCCAACATATCCGAATGGCGCAAAACTTAATACAGGAGGATATGCGGAATTGCATGAGTTTTCAGACGATGATATAACAAAGTTACAGAATCGAAGAGATGCAGCGTATGCTGTTCAAGCAGGATCTCAACAACTTGTTCTTGAATTGATACGCAAAGCAGTTAAGATGAGTGGAAATAGAAATGTTGTTCTTTCTGGTGGATATGGTTTGAATTGTGTTGCAAATTACTGGTATCTTGAACAATTAAAAGACGAAGATATAAATCTGTATGTTGAACCAGTTTCAAGTGATGCGGGTACTGCTTTTGGAGCGGCAATGTTAACTTATCATTCTGTTACAAAAGATGATACAAAGCATAAGTTTGCTGAATCATTATTTCTTGGTCCAGAGCCGAAAAACACAACAGAAGAAATTATTGAAACTGCAAAGAAATATGCTGATATATACATCCCAAAGTTACAAAGTAGTGCAACTAATATACATGATAATCAACATCCTGAAGATGTAATTAACCTAATTTTACAAGGAAATATAGTTGCATTATTCCAAGGTAAGAGTGAGAGTGGGCCACGTGCTTTAGGTAATCGTTCTATTCTATATGATCCACGCACACTTGATGGAAAAGATTATGTGAATAAAGTTAAACGTAGAGAATATTTTAGACCGTTTGCCGGATCTATTCTTCATGAACATGCACATGACTGGTTTGATATGAGAGGATTAGAAGAGTCCCCACATATGATGTATGCAATGAATTGTACAAATGACGAATACGCAAAACAGATTCCAGCAATCGTTCATGTAGATGGTACTTGTCGTATTCAAACTGTTAAAAAACACCAAAATCCATTATACTATGAAATTATCAATGAGTTCTATAAGCAAACTGGTGTTCCAATTATTTTCAATACATCTTTTAATCTTGGTGGCGAACCACTTGTAGAAACAATAAATGACGCTATTCGTACTCTTGCTGAAAGTGATTTGGAATATCTTTATATTCCAAATAGTGAGTTGATTATTCAAGTGAACAATAATAAGTAAAAAAATAGGAAATTATGAGAAATATTAAATTAAGAAACCTTATCTATGAAAACAAAGGATACTTTGATGTACTTAACAAAGTATTAAATTCTGAACAGTTATCAATAGGCGAAGCATATAAAATTAGTGGCGTTGCTAAAGGCTTAACTGAAAAAATGAATACGTATATGGAAGTTAAAAAAACATTGCTTGACAAATATAGTACACCTGATGAAGAAGGCAATTATAACATTCCAGAGGATAAACAAAAAGAGTTTAATGATGAGTATGTTGAATTACAAAATATTGAATTTGAACTTGATGGTGTTGGTAAGATACCATTTCCAGAATCAATAAAAACAGGTATTACACCTTCAGATATAACAGTTCTAGCAGACTTTTTTACATTTAACGCAGAAGTATAATATTATAAAAGACTTTTTATTTTTTGCTTGTTTAATTTGTCATAAAGAACAAGTTTAGCACCAACATGAAGTGGCTTGGGGTATGCATCAATTTTAACCCAGCAATACCCTGCACTTTCCCCGTTTAATTTAGGCGTAAATTCATCATCAACGATAATTGCAAAACTGTGATATTTGAAGTCTTTGTTTTCTATTGTGTAGCAGTTTATTGGAACAATCTTATGGGCGGTAGCATCAATACCAGTCTCTTCCATAATTTCACGGGTAAGGGCTTCTTTATTTGTTTCGTCTATTTTTTTCTTTCCGCCAAAAAATCCCCAGACTTTATGTCGTGAACGTAATTGTAATAACATTCTACGAGTCTTTGAGGACACGATCATTGCACCTAGTGCTTCTTTATAAGTAGATTCTCCAGAAGCCATCACTATATGTTCCTTGACCGGTAATCGCCCATGTTTGAGTTGTTCCATTGAATGATAATTGTTGGGTACTTGCACTATTATAAACAGTTTCGATGCCAGATGTTGTTGCACTTGCATCAAAACTAACTGTCCAGGATGTTGTAAATGTAATAATATCATTTGTACTACATGTTAAACCACCCCAATTTGAGTCGTTAGTTACGCCAGCAGATACAAGATATTTTTGTCCACTTACACTGGCTGGTAATGTTCCATCGCCAGGATAATTTACACTTGGATCAATATACATGTCTATTGAACCCTGACTATTTGATGGTAAACTGTCTGCATCAGCCGCAAATGCCAATGAATTTGCATCACCAGTATCTGTTAAGAGACCAATTATATCGGCAGTATCATCAAGCGGATCTTCACCTACTCTTAATCTAAGTTGACTTGATCCACTAACAAATTTTCCATATTGCTTTAATACTTCTAACCATGCTAAGGTTGCTCCACCAAGGCTAACTGAGTCTTTTAAAGTAACTCTACCATTTTCATAAGTTATTTGCATGTGTTTGCCAGTTATAACAGTTGATCCGGCAGGGTAACTTGGTGTTGTTTGATTTGCTTTAAATTCCGCTATTTCTGAACCATCAGCGGCAGCCGCAATACTTGCAATAATAGTATGAATAAGTTTCTGATGACTAACTTTACTTGGTGCACCTAAGTATATAGGCATTGTATAAGTCAATGTAGAAATATCTATATTTTCTTCTGTTCCAACTGGAATGGCATTTGATGACCAACTTATACCAGTCAATTCTACATACGTTAGTGATGCCCAATCAAATACGTTATCATTACTAAGCAAATTAATAGCAGGATTGAATAATACTAAAATTTGTTCAAGTATCATCAGTTTTTGTTCTGTGTTACTTGTTGCAATGTCTAAATTCATTGTAAGCAAATATGGGACTGGCATTAGCCTTTTAATTGCATACCTATTACCAGGTCCGTCTGTATATGTTTGGGTGTCTTCATCAAATTCTTTTTCTATTGCATATACAGTATCTGAACCATGTGGATTTAACCTATATTCTGCGTTTGGTTGTAAGTCTTGAACATAACATGACATCATTGGAACAGTATTTGCCATATTTTCGGAATTGTTACGAATAATATTTTGCACCATTCGCGATGATCCACCGTATACTGTAGGAAGTTTTCGCATTACTTGGGTGGCGGCGTCTTCAGATATTTTAACACTAAAAGTACTAAAAATCGCCATAAATTGTTTTATAAACTTTCGCAGTTGTGCGTCGTACCAATAATCCATTATATATCCGTTTTAGGTTTTATAACATTACTAAGTCCTTGGACAGTCTCAAATGTACTGCCGTCACTATTAGTAATAGTACTATTGTCATTAATATAATCTGATGCAGTAAACATTTCACTTTCTGGACTTGGCGTAGGTGCATTTACTTCAATTGGTACCCACACATTTCCTTGCTTTTCATATAATGTTTGTGGATGCATGTCTGTCCGTATAACTCGTGTCCCCTCACCAGCATTTAAAGGGAATGTTGTCATTGAATGAATTTTTTGTGTATATGTAGAGTCTACCGGACCGTGTGCCATGCCAGTATATTCCAAATGCCCTGTGTATCGTTTGCCAGTTGGGTTATCTTCTCTTGCATCTAATACATTTGCTTCAGCAATCGCATCTAAAGTTTCTCTAACACTAACCGCACCATCTTCTTTTTCAAATATATCTCTGTATTCTTGTGAATCTGTTAATGGTGTACATTTTACACGCCATAAATGAGGATACCAAGTTGGACTAAACCCTTCTGCTGGTCTATTTCCTTCTTGCACTACATAAAACTTTTTAATTGGATCAGCGTCAGCATCTAATCCATATTCTTCAATTAAATGTGGT